GAAATTTAAGGCGGAATCGGCAGAAGATTACAGCGCACGTTTGCATTCGTCCTGGCTGTTCAATGGCACAAAAAAAACCGTAAAAGACATGACAGGCCGGGTGTTCGACAGCCCCATCGAGATACAGAACGCGCCGCAACAGATTATAGACATGGCCGAAGATATCGACATGCAGGGCCGTGACCTGAGCGTGTTTGCGTCGGAGGTGTTCAAGGACGCCTTTGTCCCCGGCATATCTTTCATCATGGTTGAGGCACCGCGCCGCAATGCAGACACCACGCGCGCAGAGGCGGCTGCACAGGGATTGCGTCCGTATCTGGTCCACTTGCGCGTGGAGGACGTGCTGGGGTTTCAGACGGGGTTGTTTGGCAACGTGCTGGCCCTGTCGCAACTGCGCATCATGGAAAGCGTTACCGAGCCGGACCCCAAAGACGAGTTTTCGCAGATCGAGGTTGATCAAGTGCGTGTTCTGGACCGCCTGCCCGATGGTGTGCAAGTGCGGCTGTATCGCCAGGACAGCAAGAAGCACTGGGCGGTCGTTGACGAATACACAACCGAGGCGCCTGAAATCACAGTCATCCCATTCTATGCGCAGCGCACCGGGTTTTTCACAGGCGAGCCTGTCCTTGAGGATCTGACCGACGTCAACATCGCGCACTGGCAATCGCAATCTGATCAGCGCAACATTCTTCACTTCGCGCGCGTGCCGATCCTGTTTGCATCCGGGCGCGGTGATGACGAGCCATTGACGATCAGCGCGGGAACGGCAGTCGTATCACGCGACGTTGGCGCGACCCTGCAATGGGTTGAGCATAGCGGCAAGGCGATCGACAGCGGGCGGCAAGACCTGAAAGACCTTGAGTTTCAGATGCAGACGCTGGGCTTGCAATTGCTGGTGGCGCGCGCGCAATCGGCAACCGGGGCTGCGCTGGATGCCGTCAAGGAAACCTCGACGCTTGCCATGATGGCCGACAGCCTCAAGGATGCGCTGGAACAGGCGCTGCAATGGATGGCGTTCTATGCAGGGCTGGGCGAGGTTTCGATCACGATCAACGTCAACAAGGAGTTTGGCGTTACGATGATGACACCGCAAGAAGTGCTGGCGATGCAGAAAGACGTTGCGATGGGGTATCTGACGCTGGAAACGTATTTCGAGGAGCGCAAGCGGCGCGGCGTGCTGCGACCTGATCTGGACACGGCGGCGGAGTTGGATAGGCTGGCATCGGTTGCGCCCGCGTTGACTGGCGCGCCAATGGGATTGGGGGAATAGATGGCCAGCGTAAACACCGAAATCCTTGACGCCATCACGGGCCGCGCGCTTGACCTGCAACGGCTGACAGCGACGCAGTTGCGCGACAGTGCGCGGTTCTTGCGCGCGCTTGAGGGCGATATCGTGGCGCAACTTGCCCGCATTGACCCGACAGGCATTGCGGCACCATCGCGGCAGGCGGCGCGGCTGGAAAAGCTGCTGGCGCAGGTCAAGGAAACAATCCGCAACGCATACCGTGCGGAATCCACGCGCCTGGTGGGTGAGTTGCGCGAATTGGCAGACATCGAGACACAGTTCGCGGCGTCGTCTATCAACCGGGCGGTGGGAGCAACCTTAATCACGGCCACCCTCACGCGCGGGCAGCTTGTAGCGATTGTTGACGGCGTGCTGATCCAAGGTGCGCCCGTGTCCGATTGGCTATCCCGGCAGGCTGGCGACACGCTGCAAAAATTCACCGACGCCATGCGCACAGGCATTGCCGAGGGCGAGACGAACGCCAGCCTGATCCGGCGCATACGGGGCGGAATGCAGGGCGGCGAACCCGTGCAAGGCTTCATGCAGGTATCGCGGCGCAATGCGGAATCGCTGGTGCGGTCGGCAACGCAGGCTGTTTCGCAGAAGTCGCGTCAGTCGCTATACGAGGCCAACCAGGATTTGGTGAAGGCGCTGCAATGGGTATCGACCATTGATCTGCGCACGACGATTGACTGCGCCACACGCGACGGGCTGACATACACCGTCGAGGGGCATGAGCCAATCGGGCACACGCTGCCTTGGGGTGGCGGTCCGGGGAATCTGCATTTTGGCTGTCGATCGACTTCCACGCCGGTTCTCAAGTCGTTCCGCGAGTTGGGCATAGACCTGGACGAAGTGCCAGCATCCACCCGAGCCAGCATGGACGGGCAGGTGGCTGAGGACACCACATTCGAAGGCTGGTTATCGCGGCGCACCGTTGCGCAACAGGGCGAGGTGCTGGGCGTTGGCCGCGCGAAACTGTGGCGCGATGGGGAAATATCGTTCCGGGATTTGGTGGATGGGAATGGCAGACCTTTGACCTTAGAAGAACTACGCGCTAGAATTTAACACACCGCTGACGGGAAGTCGGCACAACCAGACGGGAAGTCACCATGGAAATCGACGTAACAGACGCCACAACCCTGCCGGAATGGCTGCAGGGCCACGTCAAGGACGGCAAGCTAAACCTTGGCGCACTCGCTGCACCGGAGGACGTGACCGGCCTTAAAACCGCGCTATCTAAAGAGCGCGGGAATGCGGCGGCATGGGCCAAGTATGGCACACCTGCCGAGATGGACGCCAAGATTGCCGAACTGACCGAAAAGGCCAAGGGCACCGGCAAGGGCGCGGATGACGCGCAGGCCAAGTTGGACGCAATGAAGGCGGATTACGAGGGCAAGCTGTCCGAAGCGCAGACGCGAATCAGCAAGATGCACCAGCGCGGGGCGTCGTCTGACCTTAAGGCGGAACTGGCAAAAGCCGGGTTTATTGCCGAGGCTATTGACGACGTGGCAAATTCGTCTATGATGCGCATTCAGTTCCATGAGGATGGGTCTGCAAAGATCATGACCTCAGACGGAAAACCGATGATCGGCTCAGGCGCGGATCACGGGGCTACCTTAGCCGATCTGGCGAAGGAGCTTGCAGCATCCAAACCATACGCGGTTCGGGATGCAGGCAAGGGCGGCGGCGGGAAGCCAGCCGGATCGACGGGCGGGAAGCCAAATCAACTCACAATCACACGCGCGCAGTTTGACGCATTGTCGCAATCTGGGCGCGCTGATCACGCAAAATCTGGCGGCAAAGTCGCTGACTAGGCCCCGCATAAGGATAGCACCCCATGGCTAACGTTCTGACCGATCTTGCCGCAGACATCTACAAAGCCGCTGACATTGTTGGTCGCGAACTTGTCGGTGTCATTCCATCCATGACCATCAACGCTGGCACCGAGGGCGCTGCGTTTGGTGACACTGTTCGCGCCGCATTCACGCGCGCTGCCGTTGTAAATGACACCTACACCCCGTCGATGACGATTCCGCAGGGTGATGACCAGACCGTGGACAACAAAACGACCACGATTGACAAGGTTGCCAACGTCCAAATCCCCTACACCGGCGAGGATATTCTTCACCTCAACAACGGTGTTGGCTATGAGACCGTTTATGGCGATCAGATCGCCCAGGCAATGCGCGCTATCACCAACAAGATCGAGGCGCACGCGGCCTTGACGCTTTCGCTTGGTGCATCGCGCGCCATCGGCACGGCTGGCACCACGCCTTTTGGCAGCAATTTTGATGAAGTCGCTCAGCTTCGCCAAATCCTTGTCGACAACGGCATGCCGATTGACGGGCAGGCCACCATTGCCATGAACACCGCCGCTGGCACAAAGCTGCGCAACTTGGCCACCCTGCAAAAAGCCAATGAGGCGGGCGGCGACGATCTGTTGCGGCGCGGTGAGTTGCTCAACCTGCAAGGGTTGATGCTCAAGGAATCAGGCGGGATTGTAACTGCTGTCAAAGGCACCGCAACCGGCGTGACCGTCAACGGCGCGCTTGCAATTGGCGCAACGGCCATTGTGTTCGACGGCGCAACGGCTGGCGCAACTGGCATCAAGGCTGGCGACGTTGTGACATTCGCTGGTGACGCGGTGAACAAGTATGTGGTTGAAGTCGGGCAGGCATCGGGCGCAACTGGCACATTCACCATCGCAGCCCCCGGCCTTCGTGTTGCAATCGCAGACAACGCGGCTGTGACCATCCTCAACGACTACGTCCGCAACGTCGTGTTCCATCGCGCCGCTGCTGAACTGGTTGTGCGTCCGCCCGCACAGCCCCTCGGTGGTGACAGCGCCGTGGACCGCCTGACAGTGCAAGACCCGTTCTCAGGGATCGTGTATGAAATCGCGGTTTACAAGGGCTATGGCAAGGCGATGTTTGACATCACGACCTTCTACGCTGCGAAAGTTTGGAAGCCGAACTTTGTTGCAACCCTGCTGGGCTAATCTTTGCAGAGGGGCGGGCCACGGTTCGCCCCTTCACCAAGGTTAGTTGGAGGCACGCATGGCACTTGATACCACCATCGGCGGCACGCAATCCGACAGCTACGGCACGCTGGCGGCGTATGAGGCGTATGCCCTGGCCATGGGGTGGACGCTGGCGACGACAAACGCGGCCAATGAAATCAACCTGCGGCGCGCGGCGACTGTCATCGACCGCAAGAATGAGTTTTTCGGACTTAAGCAATACCAGTATCAGGCGCGCGCATGGCCGCGACTGGTGCGCGGGCTGTTCAACGATTGGCCGATTGATCCAGACACGATCCCCGCTGACATCATCAACGCTCAGTTTGAGGTTGCGTATATTCTTCAAGGCGGGCTGGATCCATTCGCCACGATTGAGACAAGCGCCACGTCGGAAAGCATCAAGGTTGGGCCGATCACGATTGCGGGTAGCAACCTGCCAACGTCCACACCGCGCATTGTTGCGGTTGAGGGGCTGTTGCGCGCCTACGTTCGCGGCGGTCAAGGGCTTATCAACATGAGGCGCGGGTGATGGGCACGATCCGCAGCCAAGTCACCGCCGCATTTGACACGCTGGTTGCCAAGCAACCGGACGCGGTGCAGACGGGCAGCATCCAGCGCACCACGCGCGCGGGTGGCGGGCCTAGCGACCCTACAGGCGGAACCGTAACAACCGCCACCACGGCGGCAAGAATGGCCGTGTTTGAAATCGCAGAACGCCGCATCGACGGCACCAACATCCTGGCAGGTGACTTTCAGGTTATCATCGAGCCAATCGGGATTGAGGTCACGCTTGATGATTTGATCATCTGCGATCGTGGCACGCTGACAATCGCCAAGCTGGGCCGCGTTGCATCGGGTGGCGTAACTGCCCTCTATGACGCGGTAGGGCGGCGCTGATGGCTGGCTTTGCAGATCAGGTGAAGGCATGGGAGCGCAAGACCGAGCGCAAGATGGACTTGGCGGTGCGCAAGATTGCTTTGGAAATGTTCCGCCGCATCATCCTAAAAAGCCCCGTGCTGTCTGGCCGGTTTCGCGGCAACTGGCAACTTGCAATCGGTTCTGTGCCAAATGGCACGTTGGAGCTTGACGACAAGACTGGCACCGCAACGATTGCAAAGGGCGCGGCAACTGCGCTGGGGGCCAACGCTGGCGATACAATCTACTTCGCCAATAACCTGCCATATGCGCGGCGATTGGAAGAAGGGTATTCGCAGAAGGCACCCAACGGCATGGTCGCGCTGACTATCCAAGAGTTTCAATCCGTGGTGTCGCGCATCGGCATAGAATTGAGCATCCAATGAGCGCCGAGGCTGACATCCACGTTGCACTGATGACACGGGCCGAAGTAATGGCTACCGCGCTTTCCTATCCCGTGCTATGGCCGCAAAAGGGCGGCGACATTCCAACGGGTGAGCATCTCAAGATTGCGCATTTGCCAAACGACAATGAGCCTGCCGAACTGTCCAGCAACGTCATGCGGCGGCAGGGGTTTCTTGTGATAACGCTGGTGTCACCGCTTGGCGTTTATGAGGCGGTCACAAAGGCAAAGGCGGGGCTTATTGCGGCGTTCTTTTACCGCGCCTTGCGCCTGACTGTGGACACGACAACGCTAACAATCAACAGCCACTCGGTTCGAACCGGACGGCAGGAAGGGCAAAGATGGGAAACCCCGATCTTCGTAGGCTACCAGGCAACCGCGTGAAAAAAGACGCGCGCGTGTCTCTGACAAACACAAACAAGGCAAACGGGACCATCGGCGCGATTGCCACCCCGCTTGAATCTGACGCCGCGCAATGGCTGGCAATAGGCTGGACGCGCACACTGCCTGAAACAACTGAAACTCTGACCCCAAAGGACAACACACATGACTAACTTCATCGGCCAAACCCTGTTTGTCGCGGAGGCGTTGCCGACCGCAAACACCGCCGCAGCATTTGCCTCCCTGTCTTGGGTTCGCGTTAATGGCGAGTTGGATTTGTTCCAGCTTGGCGTCACGCATTCCATGATCGAAATTCCGGCGTTGTCCGGATTTACGAAGGCGGACAAGGGCGCAGGCACCGGCAGCGAAAGCAC